ACTTCTATTGCAACTACACTGTCAACGATTGACGGGGGAACTTATTAATGACCACGATTAAACTTAAGAATGGTTCTGGCGCACCAACGGCTGGGGATCTTGTCCAAGGTGAACCCGCATTAGACTTGACCAACAAGCGCCTGTACACAGAAGACTCAGGCGGTACTGTTATTGAAGTAGGTACTAATCCCGGTACTGACGTAACCTTTGCTGATAATCGTAAGGCTATCTTCGGTGCTGGCTCTGACTTACAGATTTATCATACAACTACAGGTAATCATTCAATTATTACCGAATCAGGTTCTGGCAACCTTATTCTTGCCGCAGATAACCTTGAAATAAATAATGCCGCAAACAATGCAAACAAAATAGTAGCTACAACTGGCGGTGCGGTAACCCTTTTCCATAACAACGCCGCAAAACTAGCCACCACCTCTACAGGCATCGACGTAACGGGTACTGTGACTGCTGATGGTTTGACTGTTAGTAAAACGTCTGGCGATGTTGCAACTTTAGAAGGGACTGGAACTACTGCTGACGTAGAAGCTAATTTGGTCTTTAACCCTGTATATGATGTAAACGCTAGGATTGTAACTGCCAGAGAAGGAGCGGCGCTAAGTAGTCGTTTAAGTTTAGAAACAGGAACAGCTAACGATTTTTCTACCACAGAACGTTTGCGTATAGCAGGCAACGGAGACATCAGTTTCTACGAAGACACTGGCACGACTGCGAAGTTGTTCTGGGATGCGTCTGCGGAGTCTTTGGGTATTGGTACGACTTCGCCTATTGGAAGCTTTACGGTAGCAGATAGCGGCACTCCTATTGCCAACCCTGCTTCGCTAGCAACAGTTCATAGTTCTACCACGGATAAGTATTTTTTAAAGCTGACCAGTGCTGATTTTAACGCTGACGGAAATTGGATCGGCTTAGGTATGGGGTACTCTAGCGGATACATGAAGTCCGCAATTATTTCTGAGGCTAAAGATGCATATGGTCGTGCAAATCTTCATTTCGCACTAAACAACTCAACCAGCAGTAGTAATGCAAGCCTCTCTGACAGCCGCATGGTTATTGATTACAGCGGCAACGTCGGTATTGGCTGTACCCCTAGTCGCAATTTAGACATTCAAGGAACTGGGGACACTCTTGTTTCTATTGTTTCTCCGGCGGCAAACCAAGCGGCTTTATTTTTTGGTGATACTGACAGTGACTCTGTAGGCCGCGTCGCTTACGACAACAGTGATAACTCCATGCGTTTTACCACAAATGCTAGCGAAACCATGCGCATAGATGCAAGCGGCAACTTGTTGGTTGGGACTACTCAAACAGCTACGCAATTAGCCGCAACAAGTAGCGAAGAGGGCATGGCTATAGACAACGGCGGCCTAGTCGCTATAGCAAATAGCGGTCAGTCTCCTTTAGTTTTGAACAGACTTTCCTCTGATGGAAACATCATAAATTTCCATAAAAACGGCGGCACACCAGTCGGTAGTATTGGTACTGCGGTAGGTAATGCTTATTTTGCAGGTACTTCTACTGGTATTACGTTTGGGTCTGCAAATTTATACCCCACTAATTCTTCAGGCACCAAAACTGATGCGGCTTTGGATTTAGGCTCTTCTAGTAACCGCTTCAAAGACCTTTACCTGTCAGGCGGTGTCAGAGCATCTACATTAAAATTTGAAAATCTTGCAGGTACTACTGAATACGGCAGGTTTGATAGCTCTGGCAACTTGTTGGTTGGTCAGACAAGCGAATCAGAATCTTTTGTAAACGTGAAAGTTGTAGACGGCGGACAAGCTGGAATTACTACAACGACTTTGACAGGCAGTTCGGCGTCAACAGCAATCCGCTTCAGAAACGGAAATGGAGTTGTAGGTAGCATTGTAACGTCAGGCTCCGCTACCGCCTACAACACCTCCTCAGATCAACGCCTCAAGGACAACATCGTAAACGCACCTTCTGCTTCTGACGACATTGACGCTATCCAAGTACGTTCGTTTGACTGGAAGGCTGACGGGTCACACCAGAAGTACGGCATGGTCGCTCAGGAACTACAAAGCGTTGCACCAGAGGCTGTATCTGGAGACGCTGACTCAGAAGACATGATGGGCGTAGACTACTCAAAGCTAGTACCTATGCTTATAAAAGAAATTCAATCACTACGTGCCAGAGTTGCACAACTTGAAGGAGCTAACTAATGGCTACATTTAATTGGTCTATCGCCAACACTGAAAGATACTTAGACACAGGCGGCATTTTTGTCGTCCATTGGAGAGTAACCGCAGAAGAAACTGTTGGTGACGAAACATTCACTGCCTCTGCATACGGCACTGTAGGTTTTACACCTGACCCTGACGACCCCTCATTTGTCGCCTACGACAGTTTAACTGAGGCTGACGTACTGGCATGGGTACACGCAGAAGTTGACCAAGCGGCTACTGAGGCGGCTCTAACAGCTAAGATTGAAGCAGACAAGAATCCTGTCACTGGTTCTGGAATGCCTTGGTAAAAACCCTTGTTCTGGTTCTGGTGTTGGAAGGAGGTACTTCGGCATACGTAGGCAAACGAGTTGTTTACCACACCGTATGTGAATACAAAGAACTTAACTCAGAATCAGACAAGCGTTATACGTGGTATGTGCAAGGTATTTATAGTTGTCCTAAGTACGTAAGGTATAAAGATGATTGATCCAGTAACAGCTATAGCCGCCGCATCGAAAGCCTTTGCGATGACTAAGGCATTTGTTGAAGCTGGACGATCTGCCGAAGACACATTAGGACAAGTAGCTAAGTGGTACGGTGCGGCTAGTGACGTACTGTTTGATGAGTCTAAGAAGAGCAACCCAAATCCTTTTAAGAAGATGGTGTTTGCTAAATCTGCCGAAGCTGAAGCACTAGAGGCTTTTGCTAGAAAGAAGAAGATAGAGGCTCAACGCAAAGAATTGCACAGCATCATAGGCATGGCTTATGGTAACCAAGGCTTACAAGAGTTACGGGACATTAAGAAACAGGTAATAAAACAAAGGCAAGACGCTGTTTACCGACAGCAAGAAATGAAAGAACAAATACTAGCAACACTAAGTATTTTATTTGGACTAGGCATCATAACAGTTTTAACAATATTTATCATGGGTGGTTTTAAATGACAAAAGCAGAGGACTTGTTGGCACGTTTAGAAGGCCATGAAAAAGAGTGCTTAGTTCGTTACGAAATGATACAGCGTCAGCTTGATGCAGCGGCTAAGGACATATCTGTTAACCGACAGGCTGTCTTTGCTCTGTACCCTTTTATTCTGGGTGCTATTGTTTTTGCTGAGTACATACGATGATACAGGCTTTAATTGGTCCTATAACGTCTCTTGTTGGTGGTTACTTTGAACGCAAGGCAGAAGAGAAGAAGGCTGTCCATGAGCGTAAGATGGTAGCTATTCAGCAGGACGCTAACTGGGAAAACATCCACGCTAACAACGCAGCTAACTCATGGAAAGACGAGTGGTTTACTATTTTGTTTTCTGTCCCATGTGTGCTTGCGTTCTTTCCAAGCATGGTGCCTGTAGTTATGTCTGGGTTTGCCGCTCTGGACGCTATGCCTGAGTGGTACAAAGGTTTTCTAGGAGCTGCTGTAGCGGCATCGTTTGGCCTACGTGGTCTGGCTAACTGGAAGAAGTAATTATGGCGTATTACGTTGGTACACGAGAGTTTCCTAGTGTCTACGAAGCAGTTAGATATTTAGCGGCTAATCCTCAACCGGGAGTTAGCGTTACGTCTGCGCCTGTAGGTACTAATAACGGCATGTTAACTGGCGGTACAGTAAAAGACGACAAAATGTATGCTGGTGGCACGCCTAATTTTGATGAGCGTACTGGCCAAGCAACGGGTAGCACTAAAGGCGGCCCAACCAAACAAGCGCCTACTGTTGCTGATGAACCTACGCCAGCTCCTGCTCCTGCACCAGCCCCTGCTCCAGAACCCGAATCAGAAATGACCTTTACATTTGTTAAAGGTAAAGAGCGTGGTGATGCGGCTCAAACTTACCTTTATGGACAAACGGGTGAAGTTCAGCAAGTAACCGTAGACGAACTACGTGACTATTTTGAAAGCGACGAAGTAAACAGACTGCCTGAAGTATTTGGCACGTTTGATAACTACCTTGCTTATATGACTGAACGTGAGCAAATGATTCAGTCAGGTGATTACGACACAGGCAACTGGTCAGAATATACGGGCTTGTCAGAAGAAGACGAACTTATTTTAGACCCTGACTTTGACGTATGGGTTCCAGAGTCTGATAGTGGTAACTACAGCGCTCAACTAGAATCTAAAAAACTATCTAGCCAACAAGCGGCTTACAATAACTGGATTAACTCTGACGCTAACCAAGCACTGCTAGAAAAATACGGTGTTGCTCCTGTTGTATACAGCAACTCTGGCGACAAGTTTGCATGGAACGGTTCCGCCTATGTAAAGACCCAAAACGAAGATCACGCTGGTTTTGCTGATTACGTAAAAATGGCAATGATTACTGCCGTTGGCATTATGTCGGGTGGTGCATTAGCTCCAGCCTTGTCAGGTGGTGCGGCGGCAGGAACAGCGGCTTCAATAGGTGGGCAAGTAGGCGCGTCTGTTTTAAGTAACGCTATTACGCAAGCTATTACTACTGGCTCTATTGACCCTGAACAACTACTTCAAACTGCGGCTACTGCTGGATTAGCTTCGGCAGTAAGTCAAATTATTGGCCCTGAAATTACAAAGGCTTTAAATGGAGTTGATCTTTCAAAAGTAACAGGCATTGAGGAAGTAGATAACGTTCTAAGTGCAATGGGTCAAACAGCTATTCGCCAAGCGGTATTTGATGGCAAGTTAGACATGGATCAGATTGTTTCGTCTGGTTTGTTTGCAGGAGCTAAAGAAATTGCTGGATTCTTGCTTGATGGAATTGTTGGTCAACAAGAAATATCTGAAGAACGGCAAAGAGAGTTAGAAGAGCGATACGCAGAATATGCCGCTATTGTTGATGAAGACACAATGGAAGAAGTTAACAGAGTCATGGGGAACACTGTTAACGAAGCTATAGCCGCACAGCAAAATGAAGCAATGGCTAATCAGCTTCAGGCTTTGTCAGGCAACCTTCAGTCTATTTATGAAGATGCTTATGCTCCAACAACAACTCCATATGATGAGGCAATAGCTGACTTTACAGGAAGCACAGTAGATGCTCCTGACTCTGAACTTGCAGACACTACGGCTGACTTGACTGCTGATACAACCACTGAAACTGAACCAATGCGTTCAATAATGTATGTTGACGACCAAGCTATTCCAGCAGATAGGGTTGCTGAAATTTTAGATGGGTCAACAGTAATTACAACACTAGACGGGTCAGGTGATTATGAATACGGCCCTATGGAGCTGGGTGACACCTACTTGGCTTATCACACCCAGCATGTAGACGAGTCAGGTATTGAGTACACATTGATTAGAGGCTCGAACGGACGCTTGTATGTTTCTGATGGAACAAACCTTGTTGAGTATCAAGGCGCTTCTGATTTAACGCATAACAACAGACAGATTAGCTGGCTAGATTCTCATTTAGTTTCTGGCGGTGGATTACCTACAGACACAAATAATGCAAGGTGGCTTAACGTTACTATTAACGGCGCTGGAACACCTGAAGATTCTATGACTAATAGAATTCTTGAGAACATGGAAGCTGGCTGGCAAGACGTAAATAATCCAACGCTTGAAAGCTCTATGGCGGCAGAAGCCCCAGACACACCAATTGATTTGGAAGTAGAAGTAGATCCATTTGAGTATGAGGTAGAGCCAGAGTTAACGCCTGAGCCACCACCTGAGCCAGAGCCTGTAGAACCCGTAGAGCCTGTAGATCAAGACCAAACATCAGGAGAGGCTGGTACTGCGTCACCTTCGCCTGATCCTACAGTACAACTTGACCCTAGTTTTGCACCAGCACCAACTCCGGCACCTCAGCCTGCGCCTCAACCGGCTCCTGCACCGACTCCTGCACCGGCTCCAGCTCCAGCGCCAGCGCCAGCTCCACCACCGCAAGAAGAAGCGCCCATTACTACTGGAATGTTTCAGGAGTATTTTCCTCCTGCACCAGCTCCTGCGCCTGCACCGGCTCCTGCACCGGCTCCGCCTCCAGCGGCATTTCCTGCGGCGGCCCCTGCGCCTGCACCAAGTGCATCAGCACCACCGCCTCCTGCGCCCGGCACAGCAACAGGCACAACGCCTGAAAGCTCAGCGCCAGCTACAACAGGTGTTGGAACAGGAAGTGGAGCAGGTGCGCCTGCTGGAGAAACGTATGAGCAAGGTAGTATGGTAGGCGATGCTCGTGCATTAATTGAGCAGGCATTGTTACGCGGTGCTACACCTGAATATCTACAAGAAAACTTTCCGCAGTACAGCGACATTATTACTGAGGTAAGTAGTCAGCTAGGCACGGTACCAACTCAACAACCGTCAGTAACCTCTGAAGATGTAGAAGGCATTGTTAGCCGAGCAATAGAAGCAATTCCAGAAGGCATGACACCTGAGCAAGTCAGTGGCGTTGTTAATGAAGCCATTGGAAATATTGAGTTTCCTGAAGGCATGACAGCTAGTGAAGTTAGCGGGATTGTTGACGAGGCTATTGCAAGCATTCAGTTCCCTGAAGGTTTAAGCACAGAAGACGTAAACAACATTGTTGAAAATGCAATTTTTGGTATTGACTTTCCAGAGTCGGCAACAATGGAAGACGTTAATCGAGCTATTGCTGGGGCTGGTTTTGCAACAGCAGGAGAAGTAGCAGCAGGCCAAGCGCAAGCAACTGAAGAACGTCGTAATTTACAACAAGCAATTATTAACGCTCAAGGTGACATTGAACAGTTAGACGCCAATACACGTCAGCAGTTTGAAGAGTTTGGTGGCACTGTTAACGAGTTGTTTTCTGATGTAAACGTTGATATTGAAGCATTACGGGCTGGTCAGATTAGCCAAGCAGAAGCACAGCAGGCTTTCCAACAAAGCACTGAAGAACGGTTTGGTGAGTTAGGCAGTCAAGTAGGCGATCTAGGCACTCAGATTGGTGGTTTAGCGTCAGACGTTAGTGGCCTTGGTCGTGGTCTTGAAGGTCTTGGCGAAGGCGTTGCAGGCTTAGGCGCTGGTCTAGGTATGGGCTTGTTAAGTTTAGGACAGCAACAACAGCAGTTAGCTGCTCAGTTGGCTAGACCAGATCCTATACCGTTTGACCCATTCTTAAAAGGTCTTAGTCCGTTTCAACCATTAACACCTATAGCGCTTACTCCACAAAAACAAACAAGTGCTTTGGATGAACTTAATCAATTTTTAGGTAGACAAAAGGGAATGCTCGTATGACATACCTTAACTTAGTTAACAACGTACTTCGTCGTCTTCGTGAAGAAGAAGTAGCGTCCGTACAAAGCAACACATATTCAAAGATGGTAGGTGATTTTGTTAACGACGCAAAGCGTATTGTAGAAGACGCATGGGACTGGTCAGCACTTAGGACTACCCTGACGATTACTACTACTGACGACATCTTCAATTACGTCCTTACTGGTAGTCAGAACAGAATCAAAGAGCTAAACGTTATAAACGATACGTCTAATATAATTATGGAGTACCGACCTGCTAAGTACTTTGATGAACAATATCTAGTAGAAGACCCAATCAAAGGCTCTCCTAAGTTCTTTACGTACAACGGCGTAGACAGTGACGGTGATACTCAGATTGATGTTTACCCAAAGCCTGACGGCGTGTACACACTTAGGTTTAACTGTGTGCTACGTGGTGATGACTTGTCTGCTGACGCTGACGACTTGTTAGTACCTGCTATGCCTGTAATGCACTTAGCTATTGCTTTCCTAGCTCGTGAACGTGGTGAGACAGGTGGTACGTCTGCTCCTGAGTACTTTAACATTGCTAACCAGTACTTGTCTGACGCTATTGCATTAGATGCTCAAAAGCACCCAGAAGAAGTAATCTTCTACGTACCGTGAGGTAGCTATGGCTCAACAATTACAAAGTATTAATCTTGTTGCACCAGCCTTCAAAGGAATCAATACAGAAGATTCTCCGCTGGCTCAAGACCCTTCGTTTGCTGACATTGCTGACAACGCAGTGATTGACAAGCGTGGTCGTATTGCGTCACGCAAAGGCTACAGTGTTATTACAACGGACAAGACTGAACTAGGCTCTGCAAAGATCAGAGCAATCAAAGAGTTTGAAGACAACGCTGGAAACACTACAGTATTTTCTGTAGGTAACAACAAGATACTTAGCGGTACTACTACGTTAGTTGACGAGACTCCCGGTGGAGTTAGCATTACTTCTGACAACTGGAAGATGGTTAACTTCAATGACAAGATTTACTTCTTTCAGCGTAGTAACGAACCATTAGTCTATGACGCCGTAGGAGGCTCTGTAGTGACTCTGAGCAGCGTTTCTGGTGCTGCTGGTGTTACCAGTGCTATGTACGGTAACGAGGTTCTAGCGGCTTATGGAAGGCTCTGGACAGCGGACATTAACAATGACAAGTCTACTGTATATTGGTCTGACTTGTTGATAGGCCATGACTGGTCTGGTGGTACTAGCGGTTCTATTAACCTAGCTAAGGTATGGCCTGACGGCTACGACGAGATTGTAGCGTTGGCTGCACACAACGGGTTGTTGATTATCTTTGGTAAGCACAGCATAGTTGTTTATCAAGGCGCTGAAGCACCAGCAACAATGTCACTTGCAGACACGGTAGCAGGAGTAGGTTGCGTCGACCGTGACACTGTACAGTACACAGGTACTGACGTGTTGTTCTTGTCACACACTGGGCTT